CCGTGGCGGGCACGCCGGAGGCGGAAAGCGACCAGCCGGTGAGCGACGACGATCAATCAGCAAACGAGAACCAGGAGGAGATAGCAGACGCAGCAGCATAACTTTTACCAACCCCATGAAGGCCCGCCCGGTTATCCGCGCGGGCCTTTTCTTTTGGAGAAACCATGACGGGACAAACCAAGCCCGAATCTAGTTTGACCAAGCTAGGGCCGCTCAAGCGCAACGTGCGCTTGCTTGCCGGCTTTGGTGAGGCGTCGGACGTGCAGATTGGTGTCGTCGACGTCGCTACGCGGACGATCACCATGTCGTTCTCAAGCGAGACGCCCTGTCCCGCGCAGATCAACGACCAGGTCGTCGCCGAGGTGCTGAGTCACCTGCCCGGTGCTGCTCGAATGCAGCGCATCAACGCCGGTGCGCCATTGCTGTTTAACCACGACCTGAACGACTTGCTCGGCGTGATCGAGCGGGCGTGGATCGGTGCGGACAAGCGCGGTTATTGCACGGTTCGCTTCGGTAGCGATGCGCGCGGAGACTGGGCAATGGGCCAAGTGCAGGACAGCATTCTGCAAAACGTGTCGTTCTACTACCGCGTTTATGCCTACCAGACCGATCTGAACGGCGAGGTGTACACGGCGACCAGCTGGGAGCCGACGGAAATTTCCTTCGTTACCGTCCCGGCCGACTTCACCGTGGGCGTAGGCCGTGCCGCAGCAACAGACCTCGAAATGGACGTCGAAATCGTGCGTCCGCAAGCAATCCCGGCGCCCGCCGGAAATTCGGAACCGGCGCAAGCCGATGACCCCGAGCTGGCGCAAGCCAATCCCCCTGAACTGGCGCAAGCCGACAACCCTGAACCGGCGCAAGCCGACAACCCTGAAGGAAGTGATATGTTTAAGAAGAAACACGTGAAACAAGACGTCGCCGAAGCAGCCCGCAGCGCAGGCGGTGTGCCTGGTGCAGCAGCTGCCGTGCAAGTCGACCCGGCCGCAGCTGAACACGCCCGCGTTACCGAAATCGAAGCGATGTGCAAGCAGCACGCCATCGCTGAAGAAACCCGTAATCTGCTGGTCACGCTGCGCCAGCCTATCGAGGCGGCGCGCGGCATTGTCCTCAACGAAGTCCTCGCACGCGGCCGTAGCCAGGCATCGATGGGCGGCTCCAGCAATCCAGACCTGTCGGCGAAGGAAAAGGCGCGCTACAGCATGCTGCGCGCCATCAATGGCGCGGTCAACGAGCGTATGAACTTGGCCAACCCGTGGAAGGAGGCGGGCTTGGAGCGCGAGGTTTCCATCGCCATCGGCCAACGCTCCGGCAAGCACACGGCCGGCGTGTACATCCCGACCAATCTGCAATTCGCCGCGCGCTCGGCAGATTACAGCGTCGGCACCGGCGCCGGCCTGTCCGCCAATTCCGGCGGCGGCAACCTGGTGCAAACCAACCTGATGGCCGGCAGCATGATCGAGCTGCTGCGCAATAAGGCCCGTGTGTTCGGCCTGGGCGCGCAGATGCTGTCGGGCTTGGTGGGCAACATCGATATCCCGCGTCAAAAAGCCGCAGGCCAGACCTACTGGATCGGCGAGGGCCAAGTGTTGAACCAGACCGGCGGCCAGTTCGACAAGGTCAGTCTGACGCCGAAGCACATCGGCGCGCTGTCCGTCATCACCCGCAACATGCTGCAACAGTCCACGCCGGACGTTGACATGCTGGCCCGCGCCGATCTGCTCGATACCTTGGCGCTGGGCATTGACCTGGCCGCGTTGTCCGGCACTGGCCTGAACAACCAGCCGCTGGGCATCGCCAACCTGCCTGGCATCAACCAAATCATCGGCGGCGTGAACGGCGGCGCTATCACGCTCGACCAGCTGATCGATATGGAAACGGCCGTTGCCGACGCGAACGCGGACAGCAACAACATGGCCTACCTGTGCAACGCCCGTTCCGTCGGCGCGTTGAAGAAACTGAAGTCGACCACGGGCGAATACCTGTGGACGAACTCGCCGATGGGCCAGCGTAGCGGTACGCCGGGCGAGATCAACGGCTATACCGTTGCCCGCTCCAACCAGGCGCGCAAGAACTTGACCAAGGGCACCGGCACCAACTTGTCCGAGCTGTTCTTTGGCGACTGGTCGCAGGTGCTGGTCGGCGAATGGGGCGTCGTGGAAATTCTGCCGAACCCATACGCGCCTGGCCTCTATGAGCAGGGCGCCATTGAGCTGCGCGTGCTGCAAACGCTCGACATCGCGGTACGCCACCAGGAAGCGTTCTCGATCATGTCCGACGCGATCACGAACTAATTTCAATCAACCCGAAGCGGCCCCCACTCAGGGGCCGTTTTCAATTCTAAGAAAAGGCAAGAACATGGCAAAGCAATACAAAATCCGCACCGGTTTCTCGTTCATCGGCGCCGATAGCAAAGTGATCGGCGGCGGCCAGATCGTCACGCTGGAGGACGACGTGGCATCGGGCCAGATGCACAAGCTGGAGGAAGTTCAGCCCGAAGTGGTAGCGGTGCCGAAGAAGCCGGCGCCGAAAGCGAAGGCCGTCGAAGCTGTGGCCGATGTTGTGCAGACGTCTGCACAAAATGTCTCTGCGACAGCAGACCCGGCCTACAAGCCCTCCGAAACGCAAACCGTGCAGCCGGCCGAAGCGCCCGCCGAATAACGGCATGTTCAGCGAAGACCTCGACCTGTTCCTGGTCGACCACGGCCTGCCGTGCAATGCGGCGGGCAATGACTTCCTGGGCATTCTCGACACGCCCGACGACGGTGTTTCTGTAGGCGGCAAGAACATGACTTCGACCATGTACGCGCTGACGGTCAAGACCTCCGATGTTAAGCGCTGTGCGCTCAAGTACAACGCCGCCATCACGGTCAACGGCCTGCCTTACACCGTACGCGAGCCGCAGATGCTCGATGACGGCTCGTTCACCCAGCTCAACCTCTCCAAAACATGACTTCTTCCTCTGTAGTGGGTCAGATCACCGACCGCATGGTGGCGCTGCTGATGAACGCCACCGACGCGCAGGACCGTGTATTCGACTCGCGCGCGGCAGCTGTCGCGCGCGACGAGACGCCGTGCATCGCCATCACGCCGCCGAAATCCGAGGAAAGCAAAGTCTTCGGCAGCGGCGTGGACGAAAAGACGGTCGTTTTCACCGTCGAAGTGCTGGCGCGCGGCGAGCCGTGGCGCAAGGTCGCCGACCCCGTCGTGGTCGACATCCATCGGCTACTGATGAGCGACGCGGAACTGCTGGCGATGGTGGTCGACATGCGCTCTAGCGGCCGGGAATGGGAGGACGCGGAAGCGGACCAGACCGCTGGCACCGACGCCGTCAGCTACCGGCTGATTTACCAAACGTCGTCCAACGACTTGACGACATCAATTTAAATTAAGGACTTTCTATGGCACGCCATTTCGGCTCAGGTGTACTGTGGGCCACGCCCACGCAAGACGCTAACGGCAATTCGCCGATTAGCCCAACGCCGTTTCAGTTCGGCATCCTGCAAGACATCGGCATCGATGCCTCGTTCGAGGAAAAGCTCCTTTACGGCGCCAACAGCTTCGCTGTCGATGCCGCACGCGGCAAAGGTAAGATCGGCATCAAGGCGAAATTCGCCAACATCAACATCCTGCCGTTCACCGCTGCATTCTTCGGTCAGTCGGCGGTCACTGGTCTGATTACTTCGGTCAATGACCAAGTCGGCCAGGCCGCCGCCGCGTCCGTTACCGTCACGCCGCCGACCGGCAATACCTTCTTCGCCAACCTGGGCGTGCGCTCGGATGCGAACGGCGCGCCGATGATCCGTGTCGCTTCCGCGCCGACGAGCGGCCAATACACCACCGACGGCAACGGCCAATATGTGTTTGCCGCTGCCGACGTGGGCAAGCTCGTATTCATCGACTACCAATACATGACATCGACCGCCGGGCAACTGCTGACCATCACGAACATGCCGATGGGCCTCACGCCGACGATCAAGCTCGACATGTCGATGCGCCGAGCGGGCAAGGTGCTGACCTTGAGCTGGCCGCGCGTCAGCAGCTCGAAGCTGTCCATGTCGACCAAGCAAGAGGACTACATGATCCCCGAGCTGGACATGAGCGCCCTGGCCGATGATGCCGGCAATGTCTGGAAGTGGAGTTCGTCTGAATGAACGCTCCTAAAATTCCTGGCAAGTTGATCGCCCTCGGTGGCGCCGAGTATGTGCTGGCGCCGCTCAATGCTGCTGCGGTGAAGTTGTACCGCGACCAGATCAAAAACGTGTTCGTCGGCGGCATCCCCGACATCGAGTTGATCGCCAAGCTGGCCCACGCCAGCCTGGCGCGCAACTATCCCCAAATGACGCAGGCCGACGTCGAAAACATCATCGACTATGAAAACATGTTCGAGGTGTGGGAAAGCTTGCTCAACCTCTCCGGCCTGGTGGCGCAGGCGGGAAAAATGATGCGGCGGGTTCAGGAGGAGATGGCGACAGCGGGCTTGAAGACCTGATAGCGCACATCGTCGCCAGTACCGGCTGCACGCCGCAGCAAGCATGGTCGGAGTGGGATATCCCTTCGATCATCGCTCAAAACAAGTATTGGCGGTTGCACCCGCCAGTACATTTCTTGATCGCTTGGGAGCTTGGCTATCAGCCGCCTGAAGAGGCCGTGGCTGAAAAACTGACACCCGACGATTTATTGCAGATGTTCCCGATGCCTGGCTAATCGCCGGGCGTTTTTTTATGGGTGGCGCAATGGCCGATTCAGATACATCAACTACCTATGCGGTCGGCGCCGATCCTTCCAACTTTACGAGTGGGATGGATAAAGTGCAGGCCGCTGCAAAGCAGACGGCACAGAGCATTCAAAGCAGCTTCCAGGCGATTGAGTCCTCGCTAGGGCAAGTATCGTCCGCGCTCAAAACAGTAACAAACATGTTCGGCGCGCTGACGGCGGTGGCGGCCGGCGGCTCCGCGTTCAAAGAAGTGATCGGCGCGTCCAACGAGTGGACCGCCGAGGCGAAAAAACTGGCCGTCCAGATGGGTGTGACGACGGAGCGCGCCAGCGTGATGATGGTGGCGATGCGCCACCTGGGCATCGATTCCGAGACGGTGACGCTGGCCGCCGGCAAGCTCGCCAAACAGATTTCCACCAACGGCCAGGCGTTCGAGACGCTGGGCGTGAAGGTGAAGGACAGCGCGGGCCAGTACCGGCCGACGCTCGACATCATGGGCGAGGTCAACGACAAGCTCAAGGCCATTAAAAATCCGATTGAGCAGAACATCGCCGGCACGCAGATTTACGGCAAGTCGTGGAACGACGTGCGCGCCACGCTGCGGCTGACCAGCGACGAGATCAAGTCGGCCGAGCAGAAAACCAAGGACCTCGGCCTGGTGGTCGGCGACGAGGGTGTGGCGAACGCCCGTAAGTACAAAGAGGGCATGAACGACATGAAGCTCGTTCTGACTTCCCTCGAAGTGCAGGCCGGCGCCGCGCTGCTGCCGGTGTTTGTCCAGTTGGGCGCCTGGCTCAGTGGCGTCGGCCCAACCGTCGCCAAGGGCTTCGGCCTGGTGATCGAATACCTGGGCGATGTGATGGGTTCGGTCGCCGAAGTCGTCGAACAGCTGTGGCGCATGTTCACTGACGGCTTCGGCGCAATCGGCGACATTGTGGCGGAAGTGATGGGCACCAAGGCGCCCGGCGCCATGCAGATTTTCGAGAATATCCTCAAGCTCGTCGCCATCGCCTTTGTCGGCCTCAAGGTTGCGGCTCAGGTCGTGATCGAGGCCGTGATGGGTTACATCGAATTGTGGGTAGCCAGCATGCTGCGCTTCGCCGCCGTTGCCGAGCGCGCCGTGCATCTGGATTGGGATGGCGCCAAGCAGGCGTGGGCGACTGGCACGTCCATCATCGAGGACGTGCAACAGAAGCACATGGACAAGCTGGTGCAGATCGCGCAGGCCGGCAAGGACAAGATTGACGACA